CCCGGACGCGTAAGCTGAAAGTGCTCTCAAATACTTGTACCATAACCAGTGATATCATCATTGGAACCATGAGTCTCAAGGGCTAGAGGGTGTTTGGATAGCTTCCGTGTCCCCAAAGAGTGTGTCAAACTCAACGGGTATGAGTTTAGTTAGGTCATCCCTAACCTTCAGCCATAAGCTGGGCATGCAGATCCATCATCAATTGATGATCAGAGCGACCAAGTCGCCAATCTGATACATCTTTCTCCAATGGAGCGACAGGCTCAACCTTCTGGACAGAAGGCGTTGGACAGATTAATACTTTATTCACTTTCTTCCACATTCTTAACGTCTTTGGCACACGAACCCTTGGTCCGCGCTGTTGTACAGCGTCGAGACTTCGGAGAACGTTCACCTTAGTCGGCAAGCGTGCGGCGAGAGCTTCAATCGTATCAAGAGCCTGGAACATAGAGAGGATGAAGAGTTCCTCCCCAGCTCCGACCGTTTCTATTGGGGATGATTCCAAGACTCTATGTCTTATTCCGTCGAATTCGTTGACGGTATCAACCATAGGTGCGCGGTAAGAGTCGACAACCGTGTCCTGATACCAGTCCCACAAACCATCAACATCGCCATAGGCCGGGTCTAAGTGGAAGCCTCGAAAGGCCTCGAACAAAGACTTACGGATTTTGACGAGATCAACGGCAGCGATTCTAGATCTCACGGACTCGATTACCGGCCCCCCCCAGGAAGGGTGAGTTGGCCGCACTTGACAGAATCTGTCTTGTTTGTACCAATCCCACACGTTCCTTGCAGCCCATTTAGATATGGCGCCAGGACGAGTCAACAACAATACTATCGAGCGGGCTCTCCGGCTACAATCGGAAAGACGGCTGGTTGCCGCCCTTGACGAAGCCTTGAAGCCCAACCCCATGCTCCGAAGTACAAGAAATAAAGAGGGTAAGGTCCCGGTACGGTCCTCAGAAGCCTTTACGACTTCTGGAACGCCCGTCACCCCAAGCCAACCGCACGCAATCCCCACTAAAGGCAAAGGAGTTACCTCCTCGCCCTTGTAGAAAAAGCGCTTAGCGAACTCAAGGGACAGGTTGTCCGAAACAATGGACTTATTAAATCCAATCTTAACCCCAATCTCCTTCATAATCTTTACATACTCAGCGGCAACGTTGCGATCTCCGATCACAACGTCGTCGCCAAGAATAGCATAGAGCTCAAACCACCGCAATACTCCAGCTCGTCTAGCAGCCATTTGGACGATAGCATGGTGCACCAGGGCCAACATTGCCCAAGAAGAATAAGCCCCCATAGGCTGACCAACTGCATACTTGATTGCCCGTAGTCCCAAACCGTACGTTTTCACATACAAATTCGGAAGCCGGTACGCCCGTTCTGTAAGAAGGCGTCGCCAATGGAAACCAAACTCCTCCGACGTGAAGACACCCAGTAACTTCTCCTGCAGAACTACAGGGATACGATCCGTCGCAGCAGACAAATCATATGAAAACACAGCCTTACGGCCAGTCTCTCGCAACAATTTAATGAGAGCTCGCACGGGGGCAAGCTGATCAAATAAACCATCTTGAGGTATGGCTTTCAGAAGGGTATCAAAGATATACCGATGCAACGGATAGAGTAACCACTGCGTTAAGCAATCGACCATAGCGACAACACGAACTTTCCCCGGCTCCTCAACCAATGCCAACTTACCCAGGGTTCCACTAGCCCCCCTCCAGTCCTTCTGTTCCATAATGCGCTGGCGAGAACATTTCCCATCAGAATTTCTTCTTAGGTACTCAATACCCGCTTCCCACACCGGAGCATAAAGAAGAGAAAGGGAACGAGTGATAACACACAACGTCACGAAAGACTCCAACAGACGAGGCCTTGTGAGCCACGCCGCCGCGTCCTTAATAACATTGATCACTGAGACCGTCGACCCCTGATTGGTCTTTAGACCAGCCAGTTTGGTCTTATCCTTAACCTCTTTCGAGGAATTAGGACCAGAGGTCATCAAGGCAATAAACTTAATTGTATATCCCAAAACCTCCTTAACTATTAACCCAGAAGGAGGACACCACATCCCAGGGACTTCGTGATTTCTCACTGATCCGAAGGACCTAATATCTTTAACCTTACTAGGCACTTTCATTACGAAGGTTGTCTTCAGAGCAGGTCCTCCCATAGCCGCCAATTGGGCCTGAAACCACACGATATGTGAATCCCAAGCCTTCATGAACGATTCTGGAATTACTACCCCTGGAGCAGTTATGGTCTCGAAGCTCATCTTCCCTTTAAAGTTCAGTACCCGGTAAAGGGTAAAGAAACCTAACCAGAGTCGAATCACTCCTCGATCACCCTGCCGAATACGCTTTCGGTGATTGCCAGGAATCACTCTGGGGATACCAGAGTTAGTCTGTGGTACCGCCGCCCCAACGAGTCGCGGCTGGGTTCTCTTACCATTACCCAAGTAACGCAAAAGGGTTACGTTACAAGTTTTCAAGTAGATAGCCAGACCCCGATCACCTTGAGACTTTCTCAATCCAACCGCAAATCTAGAAAAGACGAAGCATGCTTTTACCCAACCCAGGGAGTTGCTACCCACGATCAATGGAACCGCTCTTGCGAGCAGTCCCACTAGTCGTTTACTGGATTTTACACCAGATTGCCAAATACTTGAAGCAGTCTTCAACTGTAAAGGAGAAAACAGTTGCTTCATAGTTGTTATTAGTTAAAATGATAAAAAACAACAACTACCAAACCGTTAGGAGTACTAATAGGAGGTTGTAATTCCTATCAAATGATTACTCATCTGAACCTTTGATACTATCTCAGCATTCTATCCTACCAGCCTGGAGTATCCTTCGGTTTCCCATCCTCCCCGATAAGGAGAAGGGGGCCGCAGGCAGCCAGTAAAGGCGGGGTTGTTACCCTGTGGTTGCCAACGGCAATACAGGAGGGAAGGACATGCCCCCCTTCTCAAAGATAGACTATAACATCCACCATGAGTAACTTTCTATGCTTCAACTAAGCTCGATGTACTCATCACCCCACTTAGCTCACCGGATCCTGGGATCCGGGTCGAGAACCGAAACCCTCTAAGCATGTACTTGTCTTCCTAGCTCCCTTGCGGGTAGGTCTCATAGGCGGGTGTGCCATAATCCATTCCACAGAGAAGGATTTACCAGGTATTCCATCGAATACCTATCTACTTAGACCTTATTTATTAGTCATCAGCACATATCCTCCCCAACGTACTCACGTTGGTGCCACTACTCTTTTCCATCTTGTAAGATGGGCCTCTCTTTCGACATAGTATCGAATCGAGCTATGTTTGGGACCGGTCGCTTTCCCGAACGGGAAGAATCGGAAATCATCCCACTCAATGATCAATGATTGATCTTTGGAATTACTTCCTACAGAGTGAAAGAAAACCTATCCTCGTCGACGAGTCGTCCTCGAGTCACACCTGGATTATGAGTCCCAGGCGCTCCGTTGAGTCCGTTGCCTACAACACCAGTAGCAAATTAGCTCTGGAAGGGAGGTAAAGAGTTTACAAAACTGTGGAGAAAATCTCTTCACTGTTCTCGCAACTCTAGTTGGAAACTTCTATCTGCTCCATGCAGCCTAGATGAGACCCTATAAGCTGAAAGTGCCGGCATTCTAAGCCATACAGTGGGAGATCTGAGCGATCAGATTTCATCACTCGTTCCGACCAGAAATGGCCGGG